TATTAATGATGAGGATTGACCATAATGGCAATAGAACTTTTCGGTTTTCAGATCGGACGCAAAGAACAAGAAGCACCACCAACAGTACAGTCATTCGCACCACCACCTAACATAGATGGTACGATAGATGTGAATGCAGGTGGTGCTTTCGGCACTACAGTTGATCTTGAAGGATCTGCTAAAACTGAAGTTACATTGATAACAAAATACAGAGAAATGTCATATCAAGGTGAATGTGACAAGGCTGTAGATGATATTATTAATGAAGCTGTTGTGTTTGAAGATAGTAGTGCTGCTGTTGAGGTTGTTGTTGACGAAGTCGAGCAACCAGATGCAATCAAAGAAAGGATCCGTGAAGAGTTTGACGGAATTCTTAATTTAATGCATTTTGAGAACAGCGGATATGACATATTCCGTAATTGGTATGTTGATGGAAGGTTGTATTATCATCTGATGATTGATACTGCTAATCCCAGAAAAGGAATACAAGAACTCAGATATATTGATCCAAGAAAGATCAAAAAAGTCAGGACTGAAAAGAAACCAAAAAATGGCGGTGCTGACAGACAAGGTGTTATTGGTAAACAATATAATGAATATTTTATTTACTCTGGCAAAGGAGTAAGTGCTGGTAATTCGGGTGTTAAGATTGCTCCTGATGCTATCGCATATATCCATAGCGGTGTTATGGATCAAAAGAATTCAATGGTTCTTGGGCATTTACACAAAGCTGTTAAGCCCTTGAATCAGTTGCGTATGTTAGAAGATGCGACAATTATTTATCGTCTAGCTCGTGCACCAGAAAGAAGAATATTTTATATCGATGTAGGTAATTTGCCCAAAGCAAAAGCTGAACAATATCTACGAGATATGATGGTTAAGCATAAGAATAAATTAGTCTATGATGCTAACACTGGTGAAGTTAGAGATGATCGTAAATTTCTTACTATGCTTGAAGATTATTGGCTACCAAGAAGAGAAGGTAGTAGCGGAACAGAAATCACCACACTTCCAGGTGGGCAAAATCTTGGAGAGATGGATGATGTAGAATATTTTCGCAGAAAACTTTATGAATCTCTTAATGTTCCTTCATCAAGATTACAGTCAGATGGACAATTTAATCTTGGAAGAGCATCCGAGATAACTCGTGACGAGTTAAAGTTTTCTAAGTTTGTTAAAAGATTAAGAAGTCGTTTTTCAGAATTGTTTATGATTCTTCTTGAAAAGCAACTACTTTTGAAAGGCGTTATAACAAAAGAAGAGTGGTCTGAAATAAAGAAAGAATTGCGGTTTAATTTCGCTGAAGACAACCATTTTTCTGAATTGAAAACATCTGAAGTTATGAGAGAAAGATTATCACTACTTCAAGATGTTGACCAATATACTGGTAAATATTTCTCCACAGCATGGATCCGTAAAAATGTTCTTATGCAGACAGAAGAAGATATTGAACAGATGGATAAAGATATCGCTGATGAAGGTGATGGTGACGATAACGAATTTTAATTGTAAGAGATTTATCTTATAAATATATAAATATTGGAGATTATTATGAGCGAAGAACAAGAAACTGTAACATCTTTAGACGCAATAAATAAAGCTGCAGAAGGCGATGTATCAGGGTTTAAAGATGTCGTCAACGACTTGTTGATGGACAAAATTAAAGATGCTGTAGAAATTAAAAAACATGAGGTTTCAACAAACTTTATGTCACAACAAGATAATCAAGAACCAGAGGATTAGTAATGCCTATCAAAAGATTTAAGACATTTGTATCTGAAGCTGCATCAGGCGGTCGTCCTAATGATAATACTGAAAAGGATCAATTAGAACCAAAACCAAAAGGCGAAAAAGATTTTAAAGCCAAGCACAAGATGACTGTAACAAAACATCCAGTTGCTGGAGATCATCAATTCGATGGTGATCGTGCTGAGATCACTGAAGAAACTGAAACTGAACAAGATGAGGAAAGTGACTTATCTGAGGGAAAAGTTGTAGATCAGTTAAACGATATTGTTAAGAAAAAAGCAGCAAAGAAGGTTAAGTTCGGTGATGGTAAGTCTGAGACAATAGACATGACTACTGCTTCTGCTCTTGTTAACATGCTAAATAAACTAAAGCCTGCTAATGCAAAAAAGGCTGAAAAGATGTTAGAAAAATCGCCTGAAGGAATGTTTCAGTTGGTTGACATCGCATTCGGGGGTAAATAATGAAGGTATTAGGAACAGCAACGGCACTAGCCACAGGAACAACAAAATTTAAAACAACAGGTCAACACGCAGTTTATCTGTTTAACACTCATACTTCTGCTGCGGTTGCAACTGTTCGTAATGCTGCAGATGGCGGTGATTTAGGAACAATATATGTTGCTGCAGGTTCTGGTATTGTAGTCCACTTAGCAGATAGTCAAGGATTGCGTGGTGCTACAACCTTTTATGGCACAGCTATAGCAAACTCAGGTTACTAATATGAAGCTAATATGCGAAGTAAACGAAGATATTAATTACCTTACAGAAGCCAAAGATAAAGATGGTAAGAAGTCATATTTTATTGAAGGTGTTTTCTTGCAAGGTGATATACAAAACCGCAACGGTCGATTATATCCTGCTGAGGTTTTAGATAAAGAAATCAAACGATACTCTGAAGAGTATGTTGAAAAGAATCGTGCTTATGGTGAGCTTGGACATCCACAAGGTCCAACTATAAATCTTGAGCGTGTTTCGCATATGATCACTGAGTTGAAGCGTGATGGTTCTAACTTTCTTGGTAAAGCTAAAATCATGACAGAAACTCCTTATGGTGCTATCGTCAAATCTTTGATGGACGAGGGTGCTCAACTAGGTGTTTCATCTCGTGGTATGGGTTCAGTCAAACAAACAAAAGCTGGTGTTGGTGAAGTTCAAAATGACTTCTATCTCGCAACTGCAGCTGATATTGTTGCAGACCCATCAGCACCAGATGCTTTCGTGCAAGGTATCATGGAAGGCAAAGAGTGGGTTTGGGAAAACGGTGTTATCCGCGAAGCCAATATTGCTGATTATAAGAATGAAGTTCAAAAAGCCAGTTCTCAAGAGCTCGAAGAGACAAAGTTGGCTGTTTTTAAGGACTTTATTTCCAAATTATAAATTTTTATAAATAGACTGTATTCAATTAATTTAAAGGAGAAATCCATGTCTGATTTAGAACTAGAGGGTGTAGAAGTTGAGCAAACTGATGACGCTCTCGAAGAAGCGAATGCTGCACCAGAAGTTGATGGCGAAAAAATCGCTGACGACAATGCTGCAGAAATTAAGAAGGGTGCTCCTAAACAAGTGCCTGCTCCCAAAACAAAAGTTGGTATGATCAATGCTATGATGGATGCTGTTAAAGGCATGAAGAAAGACGACATCGCAGCAAACTATGGTAAGGTTATGGCATCTTTGAAGGTTGAAGGTTTTGAAGCTGAAGAAGTTTCAGAAGAAGCTGATACACAATCTATCAAAGAAATCCGTCAGATTAGTGCTGAAGATGTATCTATCGCTGAAGATGTTGAAGCAATGTTTGGTGGTCAAGATCTTTCAGAAGATTTTGTATCAAAAGCTACAACTATCTTTGAAGCTGCAGTAGTTTCAAAAGTCAACGAAGTTTTAGAATCTGTTACTGTTGATTTTGAAGCAGAACTTGAAGCAGAAAAATCTACCATTAATGAATCTCTTTCATCACGCTTAGATGACTACTTAGAGTATGTCGCTGAAGAGTGGATGCAAGAAAATGAGTTAGCAGTTGAGCAAGGAGTTCGAGCAGAAATCGTTGAGAACTTCATGACTGGTTTACGCAGTCTGTTCACTGAAAACTACATCGATATTCCAGAAGAGAAAGTTGACCTTGTTGATGAATTAGCATCTAAGGTTACTGAGCTCGAATCTTCAATCAATGAAGAAATGGAAAGAAACATCGTTCTTCGCAAAGAATTAGTTGAGTCAAAGAAATCTGCGATCTTAGCTTCTGCTTGCGAAGATATCACAGAGTCTCAAGCCGTTAAGCTGGCTTCTTTGTCTGAAGGCGTAGAGTTTGAAGATGAAGATTCATATGCTGAAAAGTTAGAGACACTCAAAGAGAGCTACTTCCCTAAA